GCACCGGGACGGCCAGACGGCCACCGGACGCACCGGGACGGCCAGACGGCCACCGGACGCACCGGGACGGCCAGACGGCCACCGGACGCACCGGGACGGCCAGACGGCCACCGGACGCACCGGCCCTATCAGCAACGGCAAGAGTCGATAGGGCGCTTGCAATCCATGCAAGAGTCAACGTAATTGGCCGCAAACGTTTCTGCCCTAGCTATTGCATCGGGCAAACCGGCAATTCCGCCACCGGAGTCGGACCATACGCAATTGGCGTTATTGTCATGGATTCCCACTATCCAACCATCGGACAAATCGACGTCACAACCGTCGATTCCCGTTATGTAAATGTCCAAATTGCCAATTGTTCGGGCAAAAGCGGTGTTTCCGCCTCCCGTTTCGCTTATGGGATAACCATGAATCACGATTCAGACTCCCAAGTGATTTGTTGCCATTCTGCCAATTCGGGCAGCTTGTAAGCGTTGCGCAAAAGCCAATTGTAGCGCCATATCGCTTGCCTATGGCGCAAACCTGTCCATTGACGGCAAGTGCCATCATTGAACACAACGTAAGCTTTGTATGCCATTGCGTTGACTCCTAGATTCATTGCAATCCCGTGCCACTATCGCAACACGGGATTAGCAGGAAACTAGGCGGCAGCGATTGCGCTTGCCTTGCGCTTGCTTGCGCCATGAGCAGGGAATCCGATGATAGCCTTGCGATTGACGTTTTGGCACAAGCCACAATTCGCGCAATTGACCCGATCAGATAGCACGGCGGGGCATATGGCAATCTTGCGACCACTAGGGGTTTGCATTGCCGTCAATTGATCAGCTGGCAAGATTGTAACCACTGGTGCAATACCCATATCGGCAAGCCGATCAGCGTGGGCAGGATTGTTTGCCGATAGATTGATTGTAAAGCCGGACGTGTTCGCGTGCTTTACGGATTCGGCATTGCCGGGAGTCATGGGCTTATGTGTGTATGTAAAGCCCCGCTTGCCACGATTGGCCGCGACTAATTGGTGCAACATATCGCCGTCAATTGTATCGGCATGGCCTGCCAGATCACCGGCTTGATTATGTCGCCATAGTGCGCCCTTAGGCAATGCCTTAACTTTGCCTGCAAATTCATCCCATGATAGGCCCAAACCCTCGGTTACTTTGCGCCAAACAATCGCAAGCGGTCCGCCGTCTGCATAACATCCGGCTTTTTTCAATGGGCAAGCATCCGGGCAGGTTTTGGCCGTACTAGTCGAAACGGGAATAGGGCCGGTTTTGGAATTGCGTGAAATAAGGGTAAGTGCGTAGGTCATTAATTTGACTCCTCTTGGCAATGTTTGCTTGCGCCTTGGCAAGCCGATTCAATTGAACACTGATTTAGGGCAAGGCACGCCCACAAAACGACGATTGCAAACAAATACTTCATGGTCATTTATCCTACGAATGAGAGAGCCGCGCCAATAACCCACAAACCGGCAAGAAATATGCAAATGCCCAATCCGGGCCGATCAAACACAATTTTGTCGATAAAATTCAGCATGGCGACTCGCTCCCTTGCGTCAAACATGAGTCTTAATAGCGTGCCGATAGGATCATGCAAGAGGTTTTGGCACTAATTTACGCCACGATTTACCGACCGACCATCGCGCCTATATATGGTGCGCCTTACACAAGGCGATTGCCGTGCAGTGCCGTGCCGTGCCGTGCCGTGCCGTGCCGTGCCGTGCCGTGCCGTGCCGCAACATGTGAAACGATCCTATCGGCACGCGTCCCGATTGACCCTGCCCTATCGGCACGCGCCAAGCTGGCGCAATATATGCGCACCAGGCAACGCCCTGGCCGCTAAGTGATTGAAATTAAACGATATGCAAATCGAGCCAATGGGCCCCCTAGCGCCAATCTAGGTATTCTTCCGTATTGCCGAATCGCCCTGGCCCTTATATCATCGGTTACGCGGTACCCCCCGTTGGGCCTCGAGAAAAATAATTCCGGGAGCGTCCCTTGCCTCCCCCCCCAGAATCGAAATTATAAATTGACGCCATCCGATCGGATGGTATCTTGCCGTCACATGTCGCGCCTCAATCTCATGCCGTTGAAATTTGTAGACGCTTGTTCGTTTGTAGATGCCAACCATCGGCATCACCGGGCACCGCAGGGTCACAAGTTCTCGATCGGAGCGGCGCGCGACGGGTCGTTGGTTGGGGTGATTATTGTTGGTCGACCGGTGGCTCGCCGTCTGGATGATGGTTTGACGTTGGAGGTGACGAGGCTCTGCACGGACGGAACAAAGAATGCTTGTTCATTTTTGTACGGTGCGGCAGCCCGGGCAGCCAAGGCTTTGGGGTATTGCCGGATCGGAACATACGTGCTGGAAAGTGAGCCTGGAACAACTCTGGCGGCGGCGGGTTGGAAACGCATTCGAACGACCCCGGGGCAATCCTGGTCAGTACCGTCGAGGACGAGAGAAGATACGCATCCAATAGGTGCAAAAGTCTATTACTTGAAGGAACTATGATGTTTAACCAGAAAATGGCCCATAAACGGACCGAGCGGGCAATTTACTATAGCGAACACAAGTGGACTGCCGAACAGTCCGAAGCGTTCCGTAAATTGGTGCAGAACAACCGCCACACGGGCAAGCCGCACGATCATGCGGCCGAACGCAAGCGCCGCCTGGGCCTGTAATTGACGCAACGATCCGGCAATGATACCACCCGGGTAAAGGAGATCAACATGGACGACACCGAGCAGCAGCCGCAGGACACCACGCAGGACACCGCTCCCGCCGCCGAAGCCGACACCGCGCCGCAGCAGGACACCGCTCCCGCCGCCGACACCGCGCCGCAGCAGGACACCGCTCCCGCCGCCGACACCGCGCCGCAGCAGGACACCGCTCCCGCCGCCGAAGCCGACACCGCTCCCGCCGCCGACATCGCGCCGCAGCAGGACACCGCTCCCGCCGCCGAAGCCGACACCGCGCCGCAGCAGGACACCGCTCCCGCCGCCGAAGCCGACACCGCGCAGGACACCGTCAGCACCGACACACCGGTGCTCGACGCGATCGGTATTCCCGAGGAAGCGATTGCCCGGGCATTTGACGAGATCCGGGAACTTCTGGTCGGCCTCGAGAACCCGACGTGGATGCTCGAAGCGGCCAAGCAGCAGCTCGAGCTGTCGGCAACGAACGTGTTTCGTCACATCCAGCAGGCTGTGTGATGGGCGCGCCGACATTTGGGCAGAAGGCCGTCGGTCTGTCGTTCAACCCGAGCGGTGACGATGCGGTGACGCGGGTGAAGAGCTTGTACGCTCAGATCATCGACGAACTGCACGATCTCCGTTCGGGCACCACCGGCGAAGCGGCACGTCTGGCCAGCATCGCCATCACCGAGGCTCAGGGCGCGCAGATGTGGGCGGTCAAAGCCATTACGTGGAAGGATTGACCAGTGTGGCTGACTGAAGGCGAAGCCCGGGGTCGCATTTGCTGCGGCCCCGCACACAAGTCGCCGCACGTCAACAATATGTGCCAAGGCCAGAACTGCATGGCCTGGCGCTGGTCGGACCTCGAGCCGCATCCTGACGAGCCACCCGTTGGCTATTGCGGGATCGGTGGCGAACCGTTGGAGCAGGCATGACCACGTTCACCAACGACTTCCTGTCGACGAACGTGGCAAGTGCGACGTGGGACGACCAAACCGGGCAATTGGAAGTGACCTTTGTCCGGGATGGCACCACCTACACGTATTACAACGTGCCCGAGACGCTGTGGAAACAGTTCGTCCAGGCGCCCAGTCCGGGTCGGTTCTTGCTGTCTCAGTTGAAGGGAAAGTACGGCTGATGCCTCGGATTTACCGGACGAAGGGTGACAAGGCACTGGCCGTGAAATTGTCGATCCCGCTCACGCCGACCGACATGGAGCGTCTGGAACTGCACGCAGCAGCCCAGCAAGTGGGCAAGACCGAATACGCCCGGCGGGCTATTCTGGCGACGTTGTCATGATGCTCGACAGCGAGTGGAAAGAGCATCCTGAGCATGTTCGGATGTGGGCGATCGAGCAGGCGTTGAAGCACGGTGCGCCCGATACGCAGGTCGGGGCCCGGTATTTGGTGGCCGTGCTGGACGGAACGTGGCATCCCGAGCCGGTGCAATACGACGACATTCCGCAGCAACCGCAAAGCTGGAAAGCCTCCAGAGGACTCTGACCCGTGAGCAAACGCAAATGGTTGCCCCTGTTCGAAGAATTCGTGGGTGACCTGCGGATCTCGTCCAAGGAAGAAACGAGCCGTGACGGTCGTGGCACGTCGCTCGTGTTGTGGGAAAGTCAGCATCGCTTCCTGAAGGAGGTCGCTGCCGGGCTCGACCAGGGGCAGAAGATCTTCAAGGTGTTGAAGAGCCGGCAGCTTGGCGTCACGACCGTGTCGCTGGCTGTCGACCTGTTCTGGGTGGCAATGCATCCGGGCATCACGATGGCGATCGTGACCGACACGGAAGGCAACCGCGAGAAGAACCGCACCCTGCTGGCGCAATACGTGAAGAGCTTTCCCGAGGGGTACTTCGGGGAGTTCAACATCGTCCAGAACAACCGCCAAATGATGCGGTTCAGCAATGGCAGCCGGTTCGACTTCAAGGTTGCGGGCACGAAGGACAAGGGCACGGCATGGGCCGAAGGTGAAGGGTACGCCGCAGCGCACATCACCGAACTTGCGAACTTCGGAAGCCCTGACGGCCTGCGGTCGTTCGAGGAAGCGTTCGCGCAGAACAACCCCGACAGCATCTACATTTATGAGAGTCCGCTTGCGCTCGACACACCGATCCCGACGCCGACCGGGTGGACGACCATGGGTGACATTCAGACCGGTGACTGGGTGTTTGGTGAAGACGGCAAGGCGGTAAAGGTTGCCGGGACGAGCCCCGTATTCTTGGATCGAAAGTGCTATCGGATCGAGTTCAGCAACGGCGACAGCATCGTGGCCGATTCCGGGCACAAGTGGTTTGTTGAAGAGGCTCGGCACCCGACCAATCCGCAATGGAAAGAAAAGGTCGTTACGACGGCGGAACTCAATCCGGTCAAGCACATCATCCGGTTGGGTGAGCCGCTGGACTTGCCTGACGTGGACTTGCCGATCGACCCGTATCTGGTCGGAGCCTGGTTGGGTGATGGTGCCACGGCCGAGCCACGGATCACCGCAAGCGAAGACGACCTGCCAGAGATGGTACGGCTGCTGGAACAGCGCGGGAATCAGATCGGCACAATCACACGCTCGAAAGACCGAGCACCAATGTTTCACGTCACGGGCATCCGCGACAAGTTTATTGCGCTGGGTCTGCGAGGCAACAAGCACATCCCGGAACAGTATCTCAGGGCGTCGGAGCGTCAGCGTCGGGAACTTCTTGCCGGTCTGATGGACACGGACGGCTCAATCCACAAGACCAACTGGCAATGCTGTTTCGCTTCGATCAACATGCGACTGATCGACGATGTGAGCGAACTGCTCTCTTCGCTTGGTATCAAACATGTCGTCAGCGTAAACTCTGAAGACGGCAAGCAGAGACTGTTCCCGGGGGGCAACACGTCGACTTGCAAAAAGTCGTGGCGCATTTTGTTTTCGGAACACCCGGATCGACAGGTTTTCAATCTTCCGCGCAAGCGTACCATTCACCAATCGCGCACCACGAAATTTGGGTGGCGCAAGGCAAAGTGTGTTCGCATTCGGTCAATCACGGAAGTTCCCAGCGTTCCGGTGAAATGTATTGCCGTGGACAGCCCGACGCATTTGTTCCTTGCCGGGCGCACAATGATCCCGACGCACAACACCGCCAAAGGCCATAACATCTGGTACGACACCTGGATGGCCGGGTTCAAGGATTTGCACAAGCAGCGGTCATTCTTCGTCGGGTGGTGGGCGAACCCCAACAACGCGTTCAAGAAAAGTGACCCGCGGTTCGCTGAGTTCGGGCTCGAGAAGCCGACGCGCGAAGAGCAGGATCTGATCGACACGGTGAAGACGCAGCACGATTACGCTGTGTCGGCCGAGCAGCTCGCATGGTACCGGTACAGGCAGTCGAGTGCGGACACGACCGCCGACGGCACGCTTGAGCAGAACCAGCCGTGGACGGCCGGCCAGGCGTTCATCATGACCGGGCAGTCGTTCTTCAACGTGAGGACGCTGACCAAGGACACGCAGCAGATCATCGAGGCCCAGCAGCAGGAAGGCGGCGGGGGCTACGGCTGGGTCGGGTACAACTATGACTTCGGTTTGTCGTTTTTCGACATGGAGATGGTCGAGGCGACGGACGATGACGACCCGAACGACATCGAGCTGCGGGTCTGGGAGCCTCCGAAGAAGGAAGGTCGCTACGTGATCGGCTGCGACCCGGCGTACGGGCGCAACGAGCACAAGGACCGGTCCGCGATCAGCGTGTGGCGCTGCTATGCCGACAAACTGGTGCAGGTGGCGGAATATGCCAGTTACCTGACCGAGGTCGACAAGGTGGCCTGGGTGCTGGCGCATATCGCCGGCTGCTACACGGACTGCATGGTGAACCTGGACATCGGCGGGCCCGGGCGCATGATCATGCACGAGTGGAAGCATCTCGAGCAGATGATCAATTCCGAGGCATACGCCGATCGGGCGAAGAAGGGTGGCTGGGAAGATGCCCTGAGCAACGCCCGCTGGTACCTCTACAACAAGCCCGACAGCATGGGCGCCGGGTATGTGTACAACTTCGAGGCGTCGTTCCGCACCAAGCAGGAGCTGATGCACGGCCTGCGCGGGTCGTATATCACCCGTGAGATGCTCGTGCGATCGCTGCCGCTGCTGCGCGAGATGGGTAACGTGGTGCAGGACGGGTCGTCGATTGAGGCGCCGGAGAGCAGCAACCCGGAGAAGAAGGACGACCGGGTGTTCTCGGCCGGCCTCGCGGTGCGTGCATGGCACAACTGGCGCCGGTCGGAAATGCTTGCCGAGAACCTGACGTACGAGCGGGTCATGGACGAAGAGACGGGCGCGATCACGCAGCAGGCCCGGTCGCTCAACGGCCTGGTTGCTCGCTATTTCGCGTGGCAGCAGGCGCTCGACGATGAAGACGAATACGTGGCCGACAATCGCCCACAATGGAAGACAGACAGAGGATTGGCATGACCACCGACACCGACACCGCACCGACGTTCGCTATCACCTCAGACGTGCAGTTCGCCCAGCCGGCCCCGGTAGAGCGCAAAGCCCGGGCAAAGCGCACCACGCACACCAGCGCCGGCGCAATGCCGCTGGACGAGGCACCGAAGGACGGCACGCGACTGTGGCTCGAGATGGGTGACGGCACCCAGATCGACGCATTCTGGTGCAAGTCGCGCCGGTTCAGTTGCAACCAGTGGTCAGACGCGTCATGGTGGGCGTATTGGGGCACACGTACGCCGGTGGCGGACAACATTGTAGGATGGCATCAATATGACCAGTGACACGACGTATACCGGCTACGAGAGCGAGCCGGGCGAGGGCTACATGCAGCCCGACCGGGTCAAGGTGCATTTCCGATGCGACCGCTGCGGGCACGAGTACAACCGGATTTACAAGGCTGTGCCGATGAAGAACCCGCCGTGCCCCAAGCAGGCGTGTAAGGACGCGATGGCGCTGGAACGCGCTCTGGCTGGTCAGCGCAAGGTGATGGACATCATCGAGACCGGGCAGACCCCGGGGATCACCGGCCGCAACCCGATGACGGGGATCATCGACCAGACCGCAACGCAGGTGATGGAGGACTACAAGCTCACGGATCTCCGGGACAACATCCGTCCGGGCGATTCAATGGCACCGAAACTGGCACCGAAACTGCAGACCGCCGCAGACAATTTCTTCAACGGTGGCGCTGGCCAGACCAGCAAGCAGGCGCAGTTGATCAGCCGGCGGGCACTGTCCGGGGCGTACCGCAACATGGCCGTCGCACCCACGGATGTTTTTCCAGGTCAACGCGGTGCAGCACCGTTGCGAAAAGTCTGACGTTGGTGTAAGGGTGGGGACGAGCGCCGTCCCCATCCCGCCAAGGTTTCAGCATGTCAGACACCGGACGAATGCTCAGTGACGATGACGTGCATGCGATCGTCGACGTTCTGGAAGAGCGCATCACTGAGAAGTTCTATCGCGACCTTGGAAAAGGCGTCTGGGGTTTCTTCTGGCGTGCAATCGTCATTCTGCTGCTGGTCGTTGCAGCCTGGGGCGCCGGCCACGAAAAGATGATGGGTTGACGCTCACTGCGTCACACCCACCTCGATCGTATATTCGCGCCGATCCGCTGAGTGGTGTACGAGGATGTCGGGTCGATCCGGTTCGGCCGTAGGCTTACACCAACAATTCTCGTACGTATGATCGCGCAGGTCAGACATTGGCATGGTGTGCCAATGTCCGTCGACCCACTCTACATACCACCCCATCACTTCTTTGGCTTACCCTGAGCCTTTGCGTGCGCCTCGGCTTCGTGTGCTTTGGTGGCAGCGATTTCGCGGCGCATGATACCGGCGATGAGACCCTCGGGATCGGGCGCGTCGGTATGCTCGACAACGTCTTCGGTGCTGGCGGCACGGATCTTGAACAGATCGAAGATGAGGTTCTTCGCATCGGCGGCGAACGCTGGCGACGACGAATGCGAGTCAACGGACAGTTTCATGCTGTCATCGAGATCGGCAAGCTGGAACGGAACGCACACAAGGCCCGGCGCGGGCGGCACGATCAGCGGATTGTTCTGGATGCCCTCAAGACCGGCCTGGTCCTGAGGAACCCACGCCAACAGCTTCTGGTCGACGTGCGCTTTACCAAGTTCCATCATCAGCGTGCCGAGCGCGGCGATGTCGCGCTCGATCAGCAGTGCGCGGTCCTTGAACCGCGGCGAGAACATGCGAACCAGCGTCTCGGCATGGCCCTGGCCACGCACGCCGGCTTCACCGCGACCCTTGGCGATCGGCGGCAGCCCGCCCATTTCGTCGAACATGCGCTCGAACTCGTGCAGCGACCCCCACAGATCCTGCGGAACTGCCGGTGCTTCGACCTCGATCTTGGCCTGCGGGTTGTTGTCGACCCAATAGCCGCCTGGCTTGTTGAAGCGGGCAAGCGCCTGCTGGTTCACGCCGGTCGAGCCCACGAACTTCTTCGGCGGGTCTTCCTGCAGGCGCAGAAGTTTGTTGGTGCCGTTGATGCGGCTGTTGATCGCTTCCTGCAGCATGGCCACGTTGACGATCTCGCTGCGACCCCAGAAATACTGGTCGATGCGATTGGGCGAAAACTCGACATATGGGTGGCGCCCGACCAGGTCATCGTGCGGCCGCAGCGTTGCCGGGTTCCACGCCAGCGCGTTGAACCGGGTGTACTTGCCCATGATGAGCATATCTTCGCCAATGAGCTGGAAAGTCGCCCAGTCGGCGCGTTCGTCATCCCACACCCACAGTTCGTCCAGCCGCATGACGCTGCCTTCCATGCGGGTCGAGAACATGGGGTCGGCCGAACTCATCCAGTCGACCATGCCGCGCGAGGACGAATTGCCCTGACCCGCAGGCTGAAACGGCTGCATGCCACCGGTGGTCACGGTCATGCCGGCTGCCGGCCGGTCCTTCTGCGCCATGTACCGCTTGGCACGCTTGCGGAGAATTTCCTTGTCCGGGTGATTCCAGATCATGCGCTCGAACTGGTAGGTCGTGATCCACATCGTGTGGACGAACGCTTCCATGTCCTCGTCGAGCGAGTCATGGTTCTCGCGAAGCACACCCATGTCGTCGGGCTGAACAAGATCCGTGCAAAACGACTTGCGCTTGTAGCCGCCCTTGAGAAATGTCTTCCCTTTGATCAGTGACCAGAGCACCGCTTCGGAAATTCGCGTGTCGCTGTTCGAGCTGCGCGCCGCTGAACGCAGGTAGTTCGCAACAGAACGCCCCTTGGCTTCTTCGAGAATGTTTGGAAGGTCAGGGTCCGAAACCTTGAAACGCAGCGAGATCGGGGAATACAGAAGCGATTCCAGATCATCCAGATACGCAAACGTTTTGTTGTAAATGGCGGACTCAGTCGGGTCGTCGGCACCAAACAAGAAGTAATTCTTGAAGTATTCATAGCGCATACGACGATCTGACTGGGAGACCAGACACTCATCGACCAGCTCACGAACAAACCGCTCAAGGTTTCGCTTGGGTATTCTCATGCGATACTATCCTATGGTGTCGAACTCGGTTGACAGGTGTAGCCATAGCATATAATTTGTCCAGTGTCTGAGGTTTGTTAGGACGCTCCCTCGGATAGTCGCACTCAAAAGGAGATCCATCATGGCCAAGCGTGGCAAGCGGTCGCACAAGCGCAAGTAATTGCGTGTGACCTGGACCGTCCCGATGCCTTGACGGGTCTCGGGACGGTTCGCAATTTTATGGGATTTGAAGGCAATGATGCCACCAATGCCAGGAATGCCGACACCTCCTCCCGGTCTCGCCGGAGGCACTGGACCTGCGTCCGTGCCGACCCCGATGATGGGTGCAGCGACACAAGGTGTCGCCGGTGTCAAGACCGCTCTTGAGCTTCTTCAGAAAGCCCTCGGCTCCGTGCCACTGGGTTCCGACTTGCACATGTCGGTACTGAAAGCCGTGACGGACCTTTCTAAACACATGAACGATTTGCCCAGCCAGCCCGGCGGGCAGGATGTTGTTCAACAGCTCGCACAGCTTGCCCGACAGGCGCAATCTGGCGGCGCCAATCCACTTGCCGGGATGATGCCCGGTGCTGGCGGACCTCCGCCGGGTGGCGGCGCACCACCGATGGGCGGCGGCGGACCTCCGATGCCTCCCCCAATGCCATCACCACAAGGAGCAATGTAATGGCTCGTTTCCCCAAGCCTTACGTCAACGAAGTCCCCGAGACGGATCGTCATCCGGGCATCGTTCGCGTTGATCTGAAGAACATGGAAATCGGCGCCCGCAAGTCGGGCATGCCGTCGGCTGCTTCGACCGGTCCCGACCGTATCGAGCACGTCGGCAAAGACGCCATCGGCGGCCGCTGAGGAGTATAGGGTATGACCACCACCCCCACATCCGAAGCAGAACGCGCCCAGCAGCTCGTTGCAGCACTCTGGGACAACCCTTCCGTGCGTGCGAAGGCCAAGGAGATGTTCCCGGACATCACCGTGCCCGAAGACCACGTCAACCCTCTGGTTCAGCCGATCAAGGCCGAACTGGAGGAGTACAAGAGCGAACTCGCGAAAATGCGCGAAGAAGCGGCTGCGGAACGCAAGGCTCGTGAAGACGACGCCCAGACGCGCACGTTTCATCAGCGCATTGAGCAGGCTCGCAAAGCATTTCCGTCACTGACGGACGACGGGTACAATCGTGCCCTCGACCGCATGAAGGAAACGGGCAACTACGGTGACCCCGAAGCAGCGATGGCATGGGTTGCGCGTCAAGAGACGCCCAGCAACTCGCCGGCAAAGGCTGACTGGTTGCCGAAGAAGCTCGACCTGTTCGGTCACCACAACGAACGCTCGGAGGAGTCCTTCCAACTTCTCCATCGTGACCCCAACGCGTACATGGACTCGGAATTGGCAAAATTCGTTGCCGATCCCGTGGGTTATACCAACGACACGTTGGGTATGTAATTCACATGCCTCATGCCACTTCGCTTAACGGCGCAAGGGCTTTTTATCCAGGAGTACGATAAATGGCTTTTCCCAATGCGCCGGTAGCGCCCATTACGAACAACGGGATTACTCCCGGCGGTCAACTTGGCGCACAGCTCTCCGCTATCACGCGGCGCGCGTTCATTCCGTCGCTGTACGTTCAGATCTACAGCAGCCACCCGCTGCTGTCGATGTTCATGTCGAACGCACAGGCCGCTCGCGGCGGTGTTGGCCAGATCACCGTGCCTGTGCAGGGCGCGTCGTTCACCAGCTTCAACTGGGGTTCGTTTGCCGGTGACTTCCCGATGCCGACCGACCAGGCCGCGATCGAGAACGCTCAGTTCAACCTGAAGCTGGGCATGGTTCCGATCGGGTTCTTCGGGATGGAAGCCATTCTGCAGTCGTCGGAAACGGTGATCCCGAAGTTGCGCGCCGTGATGAGCGATGCGGGCGTGGTCATGAAGCAGGCTTTCTCTAACGCCCTGTATTCGAACAACGTGTCGAACGCCCAGGCTTGGGACAGCCTCTCGATGGCCTACGACGACGGCACGAACGTGCCGACCTACGGTGGCATCAACCGCGCCAACAACTCGTTCTTCAAGGGTCAGCTCATCACCAACACCGGTGGTCTGGCAACGACCCGCGTCGGCATGACCCAGCTCATCATGCGCGTCCTGTCGGGCGCTGGTGGTGAAGCACCGGATTACGGCGTGATGAACCCGGCCAACTGGGCCGTGCTGCAGGCCGATTTCCAGAACCTGGAAATGTACATGACCACGCCGAAGTCGGTCTATGGCAAGGACGACGCCGTCAACACCGGCTTCCGTGCGATCAACGTGATGGGCGTTCCCATCTTCCCGGATCCGTTCTGCCCGCTCGGCAGCATGTACCTCATCAACTCGCGCTACACCGGGCTGTACATGTCCGAACACGCGCCAATGACGTTCTCCGGGTTCGAAAGCCAGATCCCCGTCGGTCAGATCTCGGACATCGGCGTCCTGATCTCGGCAGCGGATCTCGTCTGTGCAAAGCCCTCCTCGGGTGCCCAGGTCACTGGCATCACCGGCGTGGCGTGGCCGAACGTTCCGGGCACCACGCCCGTCATCCAGTAAGGAGTAACTGCAATGGGTCTTTTCTCTGGTCCCGGTCTTACGCCCACCCTCAAGGGCGCAGTGACCAACGAAATCACGCTGAATGGCGGTTCCGTCACTCTGCTCCAGCCCGCCGGCTGGTATTACCTCGGTCTCGGCAAGTACACGACGCTTCAGCAGTACGACCCGATCACGCAGATCTGGCGCACCATCGGTGCGGGCAGTGACGGCGGCGCCGATCAGTACATCTACTCGGACGGCGTCAACTACCGTCTGGCCAACCTGACCGGTTGCGTTGTGGGTGCTCTGCTCACCACGGCCGGCTCGGGCTACACCAGCGCCCCGACCGTGACGGCTTCGGCCGGTGGGTCGATCTGGCGTGCGATTGTTGGCGGCGCGGTGAACACCACCGTCACTGTCACCAACAGCGGCAGCAGCTATACCTACGCTCCGGTTGTCGAATTTTCGGCTCCCCCGGCTGGCGGTATCCAGGCTGAAGGTTACGCCACCCTGTCGAGCGGCGTGATCAGCATCACCGTCACCAACCAGGGTGCCGGCTATGTGACCGCTCCGACCGTGGTGCTGTCGAACGATCCGCGTGAAGGTCTGAACGGTCTGTCGCAGGGTTCCGGTGCGTCCGCTGTCGCCACCTTGACCGGCGCTGGCACCATCACCGGCCTGCTCTGCCTGGATCCGGGCAGCTCGGTCACTTCGCTGCCGACCCTGTCCTTCTCGGGCGGCGGCGGGTCGAGCGCCGCAGCGACCGCGATCTGGAACGCGACCATCACCGGTATCGCTGTCACCACGGCCGGCGCTGGCCTGTCGGGCAGCTACGTTCGCGTCACGGCGGAAGACAACTTCCCGACCACTGCCGCGGCGTACACCAACACGACCACGCAGTCGAACCTGGTTCGCACTCGCTCGGCCGACATCCGCGCAGCGATCAGCTCGGGCGGCGTGACGGCAACCGGCGCGGTGATCTACGACGGCGGTATCTACACCTCGGCTCCCACGCCGCTGGTGATTCCGAGCGCCTCGGTTGTGACCACGGCTCCGGTCGTGACTTTCACGCTGGGCGGCGCCACCGACACGAGCTACCTGACCCAGGTCTAAGTTTCGCTTGGTGGTTTGGCGAAAGGAGCCACGCCCTGCCTTTATGGTGGGGCGTGGCTTTCTTCATTTAGGAGCGTGACGTGTCGTATCAGTTCTACATCGAAGATACCCGGAGCCTGATCAACGATACGTCGGCGCTGTTCATCTCGGACAACCAGCTCACGCGCTGGATCAACACAGCGCGGCAGGACGTTGCGAAACTGACCGGGTGCATCCAGCGTCTGATCAGCGGCCAGAGTGCGCAGGGCGCCGGTGCGCAACCGGGCAATATGATTCCGGGCGGCATCCAGCCGGGCGCACTGCCTGGCGCAATCACGCCTGTGACAGGGTTCCCGTACACGTCGTTCAACGGCATGCAGACGATCCCGGGCGTCGAACGTTATCCGTTCAAGGGGTTCTTCAACCCGTTCCTGACGCAGCAGTATGCCGGCATGAAGGGTGTGGTCGACTGTATCCAACTGGCAATCACATGGGAAACGACGTTCCGGCCCGCGCTGACGTGGATGCCTTGGGACGACTTTCAGGCGTATTGCCGAGCGTATTCAAACCAGACGACAAGCTATCCGTCGGTCTGGTCGGTGTTCAACGACGGCGAAGACGGTGAGATCTGGATGTTCCCGGTGCCGTCGAGCCCGTGCGAAATCGAAGCGTACGTTGCGTGCATGCCGATGGACATTTTCAGCGATGCTGACTACGATGCGATCCCTGACGGGTTCAAGAGCACGATCAAATTTCGTGCAGCAGAGCTGGCATTCCTCAGCGGGCAGCGGTATCAGCAGTCGCAGCTCATGGGTCAGAAATTCCTCGAACAGGCTGGCCTGGGCGTTCTGTCGCGTGATCGTGGGAAGACCCCGAACTATTATGCTAGGGTGATTTGATGGCATCGCAGCTCGACCCGTCCACTGTACTGTCGGCATCGCCGCTTCTCGCGCCTAGCGTGACGCCCGTACCTGTGGCGGCGGCACCTGCGGCACCGGCAGTGCCCGCAGATTATACGGCCAGGTTGATCGCTCAAGCCCAGCAGCAGTACCCGTTCATCAAGCAGTACAATCCGATGGTGGTGGTTTCGCCCCAGCCGGACGGAGACTATGCCGAAACGTGGCGCGCGGGCGAACCCGGGGGCGAAGGTGTCATGCGTCCGCAGAGCATTCCGCTTGACCGGGTGGGTATCCAAGTGTTTCGCCCGGAGCAGTTCGGGCCACAAGATTTCGCTGGAGAGTTTCTCCATGTCGATCCCCGGGCCAATCAAGTTCGTTCAATGTTCATGCAAACTTTGTCGCCTGAACAATTGCAAAAAATACAAAACAGTTCCAAAGATTACCTACGCACGATAAATGATATCAAACCAGACATGCCACCTGAGGAAGCTCAAAAAATCAGGCAGCAAGCAACGCAAGATGCCATAGATTCCGCTTTTCGTGGATACACAGTGGGTCAGTGGCCTGCCGAAGCCAATGCTTCCATAGGATACACCCCCGAGCAGTTGCAACTGCTTGACGGGCTCAAGCGTTATATGACGACCGGAGCGCAATGATGGCAGGCCAAGGCGTCCGCAACCCGCAGCCGAAGTTCTTCTCGCCCTATCCGTTTGGCGGGATGAACCTGCTCGCCGCGCCGCCCAGCATCGGCGACAACGAGTTCCTGTGGGTCGAAAATTTCGTGCGCCTCGGCGACGGCAAGTACCGGACCGCCTGGGACATCGGCGCGGCACTCTACACTGTCACGGGCAGCGCGACGATCATCTATTTCGAGTTTTTCACGATCGCCACAGCATATTACGTGGCCGTGTTCCTGAGCGACGGATCGGCCGTGCAGGTCGATATGAACGGCAATGTCACCCAGATCGGGCCCGCAGGCACGTTCTGGACCGCAGGCCTGTCCGAACTGCCGTGTGCCACCAACTGGGGCACACAGTTGCTGCTTATCGCCAGCAGGCTCAATCAGAACTCCTATTGGATCTGGGACGGCAACCTGCTGTACACCGCCGGCACGGCTGCCGCGCAGGGCGTGCAAATTCAGTCGGGTGGCAACAATTACACCACCGTGCCCAACGTTGCGTCATACGGCGGCAGCGGATCGGGCATGACGTTTGCTGTCACGATCGACGGCGGACAAGTGTCGAACATTCAGATCACCAACCCCGGCAGCGGGTATCAGGTCGGTGACATCGTCCAGCTGGTGTTCGGCGGCGGCGGGTCAGATGGCAGTGCTGAACTGCAGGCGAGCATTTCGGCCGGCGGCGTTGCTGCTGTCGAAGTCACGTCCCCAGGATCTGGTTACACGTCGGCGCCGTCAGTCGTCTTTTCGGGCGGCGGCGGCGGCTCGGGCGCTGCGGGCACAGCAACGATCAGCGGCGGACAGGTCACAAGTGTCGCGATCACGTCGGCTGGCACCGGATATACCACAGCACCGGCGGTGAGTTTCACAGGCGGCAGCGGCTCGGGTGCCGGTGGCTATTCCGTGCTGCAGACGGGCAGCGTCACAAGCGTCACGGTGGTGGATCCCGGAAGCGGTTTCACGAGTGCTCCAAGCATTTCGTTTGAAGGCGGCGGCGGCTCGGGCGCGACCGGGATTGTAACGCTGGTGGGTACGTCCATCCAGTCGATCAATGTGGTTGCGGCCGGCACCGGGTATCAGAAAGTGCCGACCATCGTCATCAGTGGCGGCGGCGGTGGTACGGGCGCGGCAGCCACCGCGGTGATCGCACAAGGTCAGGTGGTCGAGATCAATGTCACCAATCCTGGTTCAGGATACACGACACAGCCGCTGATCTTCGTGCAGCCCGCAAACTACCAAACCAGCACCCAAGACACGGGTACGGGCGCGGCCGCGCAGGCTGTGCTGACACCGACCCAGATCAACACGGTCACCATTTCTTCGGCCGGCAGAAATTACACCAGCGCCCCGACGGTGGTGGTGAACCCGGGCGGCAACAATGCCGCGTATGCCACAGTTGACCTGATGCCGTTCGGGATCAGCGGTGCTGCGATCCAGACCTATCAGCAGCGAGTGTGGATCGCAAACCCTGCGACCAACCCGAACCAGACGGTTCCGCCTGGTGGACAGTTCAACGTCAGTGCGCCAGGCTCGTTCATCGACTTTGCCACGTCGGACGGCGGGGTGTTGTTCACCAACAGCGACAACTTCCTGCAGACCAAATACACGGCGATCCACCAGTCGAACGGGTATCTCTACATGTTGGGTGACGGCTCGGTGAGCATCATCTCGAGCGTGAACACCTCGGGCAACCCGTCGACCACCACGTTCAACTATCAGAACGTCGACCCGCAGACCGGTGCCAAATTCCCCAACTCGGTGCAGGATTTCGGCAAGGACATCTTGTTCGCAAACGAGACCGGCGTCTTCGGCATTTACGGCGGCAGCGCCACGCTGGCGTCGGCCAAATTGAACGATCTGTTCCTGACGCTCAACACCACGACCGGCGTGACGCCCAGCAGCGCATCGGCAACGCTGTTCGATGTGAAGCACTATATGCTTCTGGCGACTGTCACCGACCCGGTGCTGCTGACGCCGCGGACGGTGCTGCTGACGTGGAACCAAAAGGACTGGACGATCCTGTCGCAGGCAGTGTCGTTCACATTCGTGGGCACGCAGAAGATCGCGTCGAAACTCTATGCCTGGGGCACGGACGGCACCAGCCTCTACCCGATGTTCAACCAAGCGAGCAACACGCTCACGAAGCGCCTCGACAGCAAGATCTACGGCGGCGGCGGGTCGAACTGGGTGTTCAAGGACATCCAGTACATGTACATGCAGGCGCAGGACCAATCCTCCGGGCAAGCGGGCGTTTCGTGGAATGTCGACCTTGTTGTGTCAGGTGTGACTCCGCAGCCGGCTGATCCTGACATCTACATGACGCCAAACGCGGTGCTCCCGGGCACGCAGCTGTGGACATACACGGGTGCCTTTGCGGCACCACAGCCATACTGGCCGGTCTTTGCGACCCGCACCGGCGGCATATCGTGTCTCAACGTCGGCGCCAGGTTCACGACGACCTCTCCCGATTTCATCCTCGCGGATTGGCGCATTTTGTATTACGATACCGACACCTTCACGATGGGATCCTGACATGCGTAAACTCGACTGGGAAAAGATTCTCGACGAACCTGACTTCTGCGCGCAGACGCCCAACGGCACTGCCAAGTGGATGGGTACGGGCTGGAACGATCAATACGGCATGCCGTACACGCGTCCGCAGCTCAAGCCGACCAAGACGCGCCCGGCCGGCCGGTCGAACCGCACGGGCGAGTAACGCACCGTGCGGGCCGTGCTGTATGAGGCTCCCCGCAACCCAGAAGAATGGTTGCGCTGGTCGTTTCATCACCGGAACAGCCACGACAACATTCGTGCAAGCATCGCGGCCAAAGGCGGTGCCCGACTTGCGGACTACCCGGTTGATCCGATCCGGGGACCACAGATCGGGGACTTCCTTCAATACAACGCTCAGTTGCATTCGGACATGAACTCGGCGCTGAGGTTGCAGAGCGAAGATCTGCTGTCGGTGGATTTCAACAACGAAGCGCAAAGACTTGCGTGGATCCAGATTCATGCCAGAGAGCATGAAAGTGCGGAACTCGCATTGGGGATATAGCATGACCACCACCATCGCTGAAGAACCATTTAGGTCGGCAATCGAAGAAGCAATTCCGCTCCTCAAAGAACATTGGGAAGAGCTGGCGCGCAACAAGGAAGACATTCCGCTCGATCCCGATTTCACCGTTTACGACACACTTGAGAGAGCAGGAATGCTCGCAACTTTTGTGGTTCGCAAAGAAGGAAAGATGATCGGATATGCGGTATATCTGGTACGCAGGCACCCTCATTATCGCCAGCATGTGTGGGCTGTGTCTGATCTATTTTGGATCAACCCTTCTCACCGCGACGGCCGCGTGGGTCTGGCTCTGTTCTCGGCCGTCGAAAAAGGCCTGAAAGCCCGCGGCGTTCATGTCATGCATACCAGCCACAAGGTCGACCACCCAACCCCGGGGGTTTTGCTTAAACGGCGTGGTCATGCTATGATTGAGCACGGATATTCCAAAAGGTTGAACTGAAATGGCGATTAGCACGATTGTCGCAGGTCTGAGCGAAATCGGTATGGACACCGCAGTGGCAACCATTGCTGCTGGTGCGATCGAAGGTGGCTTGGTCGGCGGCGGCATCAACGCACTTGAAGGTAAGAGCTTCGGATCAGGGGCACTGAGCGGTGCGTTGACGGGCGGTCTCGGTGCGGGATTTACCGAAGCGTTGCCAGCGTTGGGCATGACAGGTCAGGGTGCCACGATCATTGGTGACACGTTGGGTGGCGCGGCTTCCGCAGGCATTCTTGGTCAAAACGTGCTCAAAGGTGCCGAAGGCGGTCTTGCGTCGGGTGTTATCTCGAGCACTTTGGGCGGTGGTGGCCAACAGCAGAGTAGCAGTACCAGCAGTGCGGCCCCCACTGCGGGCGGTGGCGTGGGAAGTGCCGCCGGCACAGCGGCCCCGGCAAGCGTAGGTGCGATCGACCCGAACGTTGTGGCACCCGACGTTGTCAACGCCCCGGTCACGGGCACCAGCATGACGGTCGGTGGATCTCCTGCAGGGCTGCCGGGTGGCGGCGGTGCCGACACGTCGCTCCTAGGCGCTACGGGCGGGCCGCAGACACTCGGCTCGGGCGTAACCGGATCAGTCGGCAATGGTGCAGCGTCAAGCAGCAGCAGCGCGTTGTCCGGTTCGGGCACTGCCGGCGATCAATTCTCTTCTGCTCCATCGCCCAACGTGGGTGGTCTGACACAATCAAATGCGGCAGCGTCCGCGATCACGGGATCGGCTCCTATGACGACAACTTCTTCGCTTTCCGATCTCGGGGTGTCACCGCTGGCATCTGCGCCCACGCTGGGTACGGCCGCAGCCGGGCCCACCAATTTGCTGACGCAATCTGACAACATGCCCATCGCCGGGTTCAACGCGGACGGAACGGCGATCGATACGTCTGGCACCGCACCGCCCGGTGGCAACCTCTTGAGCACACTCGCCAAGAACCCGATGGCCGACATTTCGGCTCTGGGCATGGCTGTCAACCTGCTGGGCGGCAACAAGACGCCCGCATACTCGGGCCAACTTGCCGGCGCGGCAAACACACTGGCTGCCCAAGGCAACCAGCTCACAGGCTACCTGACGAGCGGTGCGTTGCCGCCAGGCATGCAGGACAACATCAATCGGGCAACGTCGGCGGGCGCGGCCCAGATCCGCTCCATGTACGCTGCGCGCGGCATGACCGGGTCGAGCGCCGAGCAGCAGGACTTGCAGAACCTGCAGATCCAAGCGCAGGCACAGGCTGCCCAGATGGCCGAGCAGCTCTACAAGCAGGGCATCAGCGATATGAATATGAGCGATTCCCTGTATCAGCAACTGATGCAGACCTTCAACGCGCGCGATGCGCAAACATCGAACGCTATCGCTACGTTCGCCGGGTCACTGGCGCGCATGGGCATGCCCGCCACTCAGCAGACGGGAGGATAAGTCATGGCCGATCCGTTGACACCCAGTTCCGATCCGTTGGCTCCGTCTTACAAGCCCGATCCGGCCGCAATGTCGCCGGGCGGTGCTACGTCTGTTCAGGTGGTGGGCGGACTCAAAGAACAAATTGCTGGCGCCCGAAAGGTCATGGGTGAAGTAGAAGAAACACGCAATGCTGGCATACAGGCGTTGGCAAAAACTCGTGAGGCTCAAGAAAAGGAAAGACACGAAAACGAGCTGAAACGTCTGGAGTTGCAGGCCGAACAGCCGGTTCCCGAAAAACCCACGGAAGCCCCGCATCAGAATCAAACTGATGCAATGAAGGCTTGGGGTTCGGCAGCAATGATGATTTCGATGATGGGGTCACTTTTGACTCGAGCACCAATGACGTCTGCTCTCAACGCGGCGTCAAAAGCCATCGACGCTTTCCACCAAAACGACATTGATGCCTACAACACCGCGTTCAAACAATGGCAGGTGGAAAGCACAAACGCTGAAAAAATGTTTCAGCATCAACAAGCAGCATATGAAAAACTCTTGGCTCAAGCTGATCGTCATGAAAATGAGACGGATCAGCACTATGCGAAACGCATTTCCGACATGGAGCGAGAGCTTACGTGGATCGCTACGTCTTTCAAAGACGAAAAAAGTCTTTTGGCTTTGGGTGTTAGCGGCTACAAAGGCATCGAACAGGCTATCGCCGTTGAAAAATCGTTTTTTGCCAAAATGACGGCTGAAGCAGATGCGATGGTCAGAACGAACCCCCAACGCGTTGCGTCAATGGGAGTTCTTGGTGATCCTCAGTATCAAGAAGCTGTGGCAGTCCTCACCAATCCCAAAGCATCTAGGGAAGACAAAATCAAAGCAGCATCCACAATTAGAACGATGGGTGCTTCGATTGGGCCAAGCTTTCAAGAACGCATTCAGAAACAAGCGACAGATGAAATCATAAAACAAGAAGACTATTTGAACACCAAAGATCCCATCGGAAAGTTGTACGGTTTGTTCAAATCTTCGGACATACCTCAAGTCATCGAAAGAGCAAACGAACAATTGAAAAAACATCAAATGATTGATGTTTATACTGCTGCGGCGTTGAAAGACGCGTTTACCAAAGCCGCTACTGGCGGTCAGGCAATTCGCGTCGGAATGCTCAAGATGGTTGAACAAAACAAACCGTTGTATGACGAAATGAATGATACTTTCAACAGGCTCTACAGCGGATCAGGACTCAATCCGAACCAAGCAACTCGATTGATAAAATATGTCAACGAATACTATAAAAATGCACAATACAACTTTGCGCAAAAGATCGAACAGACTGCTTCTCAGATGGATGATCTCTATCGTGAAAGCAACGGTCTTTACGGCGATCAATTGCGCAAAAATTGGCCGGAACTGACATCTGGGGTAATGGCCATCCACAATGCAAAAAAAGGAGGTCCGACCGCAAGGTCGGAGACGTTTCTCTCAGTAGTCGGAAAATCTGAGAAGTTTCCCTTCGGGAACGTGACAAAATCGCAATATCAAGCCAACCCGGGGGCGTACGGCTGGCACCCGGTGACCAACGCCAAGGCTATCGTTGAAAGCATGTACCCGGGTTCCTCCACA